AGAATCAGCGAGCTAAGGCGCGAAGGAATGCTAATAAAAACAAAAATGGTTACGGTTATTAATCGATATAATGAGCGCGTTAGTATTGCGGAGTGGTCGCTATGAAGAAAGTTACAAATATTAGTATTAAGTGGTATAATTAGCATAAGCAGGTGTGAAACTCTGTGTAGTACCAGTGTCGAAAACTGGCGGCTCGTAAGAGCAAATAGCGGTAGTAAGGAATTTTTCAATTAGCCCCCTTGTTGCCTACTCTCTAACCATCCCTTGGTTTTACCGCTTGCGGCAATTCGACCAAGGGGGCTAATTGAAAGGTTTCTTACTATGCCAAAAAGAAAGTCATTATCAAAAAAAATACGCTTTGAGGTCTTCAAGCGTGATCTGTTCACTTGCCAATATTGTGGAGATCATCCACCAAAAGCCATTCTAGAGGTTGATCATATAGACCCTGTTTGCAATGGCGGCGACAACTCAGAAGAAAACCTAATAACTTCTTGTTTTGATTGCAATAGAGGCAAGGCTGGGAATAGTCTTTCAGTCGCACCTATATCAATAACCGAAAAAACTAAGCTAATTAAAGAAAAGCAAGCCCAGCTATTGGCTTACAGAAAAGTAAAGGCCAGCCAAAAAGAATTGATTGATTCTGATATTGATCAAATTGAAAGCTGCTTTACTGAATATTTTGATGATCGTCAATTTTCAGAAAGTTTTAGGAATAGCGTTAAGATTAATTTTTTGGGTAATCTTGATATTGATGATTTATGCGACTACATGAACTTAGCTTGCGAGGCGGTAGATAAGCCTGATGGCGCAATTAAATATTTTTGCGGGATATGTTGGAGAAAGATAAATGCCTAGAGCAAGAAACATTAAGCCCGCTTTTCTAACTAATGACGAACTTGGCGACCTTGAGCCTTTAGCGAGATTGTTATTTATAGGGATGTGGATCATTGCAGACTACAAGGGAGATTTTGAGTGGAGACCGAAAAAGGTTAAGGCTCAGATATTGCCATACGATGAGTGCGATGTGGTAAATCTCGCGATTAATCTCGATAAATCTGGATTTATACGGTTCTACTCTGACCAAGGAAAGATTTATTGCAGAGTGGTTAATTTTTCTGCTCACCAAAACCCACACAAGAACGAAAGAGAAAAGGGTAGTGATATTCCTGAATATGATGAGAACACTCGCCAAGTCATTGATTTTACTACTATCACGATTAATCACGATTTATCTGGATTAAAACGGAACAGCTCTACTAGTGATCGTGCTGATTCCTTATCCCTGAATCCTGACTCCTTATCCCTGAATCCTGTAGCGGAATCAAAGATTCCTGTCTCGGCATACAAAGACATGTTTACGGTTTTCTGGAAAGCGTACCCAAAAAAACAAGGGAAGGCTGAAGCTGAAAAATCATGGCTAAAATTAAAGCCCGACCAAGCCTTATTTGATTTAATATTTAGTAAGCTTGAATTATTTAAAACATCGAATGAATGGACAAAAGACGGAGGCCAATTTATACCAAATGCCTCTACTTGGATAAACCAAAAAAGATGGGATGACGAACTAACCTATGGGGGAATTGATAATGGACAAAATAGACTTAAACAAAATATCAGAGAAACTCCACTCGAACGAATGGCAAGAAAACAAAAAGCAATGGAACTGCGACAGTCGGCACCTTTCAATAATGGTGAGATTTTGGCAGCGGATGACACAATTGTTTCAACACAAATGGGTATCGACAGAGGGAGATCACTTAAATGAAGGCGGTCAATACGCTGAAAACTTTATTAGGTGGGCTGAAGAACTTAAAGGATTTGATGATGATTGCTGGAAGCGCGCTTATAAGCGAATTGAGTACGATATTAGGGACGCTGCAAAAATGGGTGAGGATATATGGCCTCCGTCTTCTGTCGCCGTCCTCGCGTATGCTGAGCCGCCTATATGCTCGCAAATGTACAAGACGTTCGATAGGGCCAAAGGAATCGAAGATCAGACAGCTAAAGCGCATCGAAAAGAGGTTGGCGCGAAAGAATGCGGAAACATATTATCAATGTTCGATTAACGGCGAATTACCAACAATAAAACAACGATTAACGGATACGGGGTGGATGAAGCAATGAGAAAAATAGATGTCGGCCTTATAGAGGCTAAAAAAATATGCACAAATACACCATACTTTTTAGGTGTTTCTTTTGGGTGTTTGGGGGGTAATGAATACCAAATGCGGCTAGGTTTTATTCTTTTTCAGGTTGTATTAACAATTAGATCATGGGGCAAGTAATGAAAGATATAGTTTCGGAAAGATTAGGCGCCAATGTAGACGAAGCCTACTTCGAGTTTTTAGTCAATGGGTGCAACCCAATGTCACAGGTTAAAATAGCCGAAAAGCTTGGCGTAACTCATCAAGCGGTTTCAAATATCATGAAAGCCATATTTAGAAAGCTGGAGCGAATACACGGATTAGAGCCGGTATCGCCCACTACTAGATCAATGGTGATGAAGCACAGTGACGGAATGAAAATTAATGTAGCGCTCAATTAAGGGCGTTATCCCCCTAACCTAATTAAATTCCAGTCCTATAGCTAATTGGGTTTAAATCAATCTGTGGGCCAGCTCCCGCCTGTACAGTGATTGCGCCGGTGGCGGCGGTGATTAATAATCGTGCATAAGCACCATTTCCGGAGGTTGTAATATAAAGGTTACGGTATGGCCTCATACGGTGAGGAATAACAAATATAGTGCCCGTTCCCCCGCTCACAAGCCCCCTTAATTGCACATTTCCTGACGCGTCAAGACTAATCCCAACCTGCGTTGCTGGAGCGCCCACAGAATTAACCCAACCATTTAAAAGTGTTGGAGTTATCCAGTCGCTATCACGCCCAACGCTAAACAAACCGCCCTTCATATTGTTTCTTCTGTATTGATTAATAGCGTATGGAAAGGCTTCAGCCGATTGCATGACCACGTTTGGCTGTGTAAGCGTTACGTTAGAATCAATAAATATGCTGTATTTATCGTAAATTGTGTAAGTGTCGCCACTATCCCAATTGTTACTCGTGCCACCCCTTAAGGTTCCTGTAATCGTTGTTGCTGTGTTTGCAGTTATAAGAGCGTAACTTTGATCTGTTTCGTTTTCGATGATCATGTCAACAAATTCGTTAACAGTATATGAGGCTGATGTATTTGTCATAAATGCCGCAGCTGTTGAAGTATTATCGCTCCCTGTGGTTGTGTCAATTGCAAGCAAGTCAAACCTATTGCCTACGATAGTCAAGCCATGAAGTACAAAATTGCCAAGCGCGGGGTTATTAGTGATTCTCACCCCGTACATAGGGTCTCCACCAGATAACCTTTCTCCGTTAAGACCGTAAAATGCGTATGGCCCTAAGGCTTGTGCGTCAGTAGCATTGTTTATATGGACGTAAGAGCCAGCAAACGGAATTAAGTATGCGTTATACCAATTCCAGCTTCCCATACTTTCGTCAGATTCTATATAAATACACGCTGCATCTGGGTCTGTCGATTCGTTGATAAAGTAGGCGCTTGTAAATGTGCACACAAGGTTAGTGGATGACGTCAAGCTTGCAACACTTAAATCATCTGCCGTGCTGGTGTAAAAGCAATATTTAGACGTTGTGCCTGCTTTATTTAATACATAAATATCGCTCCATGTATTAACCTCAGACGCTATAGAGTATATCGGCGCAACGCTAAATCTACCCTCAACTTTTATATAATCAAAATTATGATGCCCCGCACTGGCCGCAGAGGTTCGACCTAACAGGAGGCCTGTTTTGGGATATGTTGTATCGTCAGTTTTTATATAAATACCAGAAACTTTAGCATGGGTAAAGCCGGTAATACTTAAAACCGCATTGCCTGTATGCTCCGCTAGAATGATAGAGGTTCCTGTTCCACCCCTGCGTCCAACACCGATAATCTCTACCTCTGCCGGAACGGTTAAAGTTGCTGTGGTTCTGCATATACCCTCATCAAATATGACACGTCCAAGCATATTTATAGCCGCTTGCGCTGGCACTGTGTCATCTGCGACACCATCAAGAGCCGCACCGAACCATGAAACATAAACTGCCCCACTGTAAACCCTCTCAGCATACCAATCAGCATCTATAATAATAATAGTTCCGCCGTTGTCGGTTAGGCCGTGGGCTGATACATTTCTCAGCGTAAACATTCCGGCTATACCGGCATCAGTTACTAAAACAGAGTCGCCATCAGTTAGCCCCGCTACACTTAACAGCCGCAATTCTGCGTAATCATCAACACGAAGAGCACCACGCTCAAGCTCTCTAAGCGCTGCCTGCACGTTTATAGATGATAAGTTAGATGCTGAATTATCATAACCAACACCAGTGGCGGCTCCCGCAATAACTGACTGAGTAACGCTTAATAGGTTTGGGTATTGCAACCCGGTCCTAGTAGTTACAAGTCCGGGGACCGGGTTATTTATAAAGTCCTCAAGGGAATTGATGTCCGTTTCGGCCTCATTCAATTGTGTTAAAGTGGGTGCTGGCATTAACTCGGCTCCAAGTCGTCATGTTGATATATTGCGGCTATGTATTCCTCACAGACAATATCGCACGTATTGTCACTGCTAGGCTGTATATTTCGTATTATAGCGCGTTTTACTACCTGATCTGTCGTTCCCATGCTGAATAAGACATCATAATCGCCAAAAGTAAAGCCTAAGGATGATGGGCTATCAAGCGTTATTTGATTGGGTGAAGCGCCAGCCGATACGCTAAATGGGCCATAACATACGCCTTCGTCATCCCTGAAAAATGCTAAATCACTACCCAAAAAAGTTAATATTTGATCGGTTGAAATTGTAGCGCCAGAAACCGCCGTTACCTTTCCGAATTGTGGCGCATCTAGCTCATCGACAATGCCTACAGCGTCACCATAAAACGAATTTAGTCCGTCCATTTCTGTAGTAAAGGAATATTCGCGCGGCCTGTTGCGCTCTCTTTCACGCTCTCGCATACCAAACCGCCAAGCCTGAGTACGGCCAGTAATACCAAAGGCCTGTATTTTTTTGGTTCTAATCCCATTGTCGCCAGCCAAAAAAGCATTAACAGTTTCGTTGATTCCGGTTTCATTATTCAAGTATTCCACGATTATTCCGTCTGGCTCCTCTGTGCTGTCGTGTTCAGCAACCGTTGTCACACCCTCGCCCATCATAATATCGGGCGTGTATAAATGGCTGTAATCTGTACCCGCTGCCGTTCTAACAGGTGTCATCTTGCCGTTTTTAATCGTTGGCTCAGCGTAACCAGTAGACAAAATTAACTTTGAAACGTCCCATACTGTAGACTCATTGGCAAACTCAGCATTAAGGGTGTCGCCTCTAGCCTGAGTCAAAGTGTCAAACGCTGCAAATTCCGACCAATCAACATACTCGGCCAAATCATTACCGATTCTATCGTAAAGCATATAACCCATGAAACGGCCTATTTCGCTAGTGGAGCGGCTATCAACAACTGTGGTTGATGCGTATGTGTGTACGTCACCACCTAATATAAAATTCTCTTCAGGATAGCTAACAGCAAACATTTTTGACCCGTCAGGGTTAAAAGAAAAGCTATCAAGTACGACGGGAAAAACATACCTGCCGCCGCTATCGGTTACAGAGGATAAATCACCACCAACAATATCAAGCTCAAAAGCATTTCTAAAAGAGTCAAACAAAATCAGCTTGCTATCCGATATGAAAAACTCATCAACTGCCGGGCTTACTGTAAAATATCCAGATATATCAAGACTAACGGAATCGTAAGAAGCTGTAGAAACATCATTTAACGTACTCATCGTGTACTGACGAATAGCGCTAGAGCCAATAAGAATAAATAGCTTATCACCTAGAATTCTACAAAATATCTCGCCGGAAATGGGGACATCGCTGAATATCTGAGATGGAGTTACTGATACCGAACTCACATCATAAGCAACGCTCATCAAATAAACGTATACAATTTGATTTTCCATAACTAGCAGCTTTGTCCCGCCATCAAAAACATCAATAACTTTATCAATCGTACTAGTAAATGCTGGCGATATTGTAGGGTTTGAAAAATCAATCGAACTTACATCATAAGGGGAGGCTGACGGATATGAAGTGATAACGGTCTCTGAATCAACAAAATTAGAAAGTGCTACATAATAATTAAGCCCACTATCACTAAAAAATGCCCCGAGTGGGTTTGATGTTGCCGTCCCGCTTACCCAAAGATCAACCGGCCTCGCATTTAAAAAAGCCGCATCATCCATTGAATAATAGTTTGTTGTTGCCGTATTTTCAGCAGTTAAACTGTATGGCGTACCGCTTGATGCTAGTGCTTCAATCTCGGCCAAAGTCGGTAATTTTCTTGTTGCACCAACAATGGCGAGCCTATTCTCAGCCGTTCTAGATAGCGCATTGGTGGCCCTTATTCTTAGGGCTATAGTTGTAACGTCTGAGTAACTTGTCGCACTTTCCAAAAGTGCCTTTACTCTCGTTATTTCAACCTCGTCTAACTGCTTTGTGCTTGTCGCATCGTCAGTTATTCGGCGAAACCTAACCTCTGGGTTATAACTTGAGGCCAAGGATTGAGTTACAGTATAGCCGCGCTCATTATTTGTATTGTCTGTGTATGAGGTAGCCGGAACGGTCAGCCAGTCGCCGCCTAGCCCAGACTCCCTGTATTGAACCTCGATATCAACTGTCCTAGAGCTAAAACCACCGTTATTATTTAAAAAACCTATACCTCTAGGAAATCTAACTTCAAACTCGAATGCGGTTGCATTTTGACCAAAGGGGCAAAGTGTAAACGGCCCCTCCCAATTCACCCCCCCAAGCTCAGCCCTCCATTCTATAGCCGCCTCAGTATCGGACGTTAAAACGTCGGTGGTGTCATTATAAATAGTCCCCAAAACTGGAGTTAACACAAAAGTATCGTCCGAGTCCCCATTGTAGATTGTTTGCGAATCATAACCCACCGTAACGGTCTCAGGGTCAACAATGGTAACGGTGATAGTGTCATCAGTTGCGGTCGTGGTTAATATAGTTTCTACCCTCATAAACCGTTCATTTGCGGCTATATTGGCATCACTAAATAATAATATCGAACCGACATCGAAAGGAAAGGCAACGGCCACTGAATCGACAAAAAACTGTATAGTGTCGGGTGCTGTAAAAATCGCACTCCAATTTCCACTAGGCTGATCGAAAGTTGTTTTTAGCGAAAGGCTGCTAACGTCTAACGCTTGATACCAGTTTTGGTGCGCTATATTGCCGCTCACTGTATCGCCCGGCTCAAAAATTTCTAACTCAATATCGCCGGGGTAATTTGAAATCGGGGTATCAGCTATAAATAAATTTCTTGAACTTATATCAAAATACCCAACCCCAACGGATAGCATCAAATAAATATATTCGATGTTATCTTCAAACCGCCGCCGAGGGGGGCAGATATAATCAGGAAAAATAGGGATTGACCCAGCCACTTCTCTAACCAACTGGTTAGGCTTAACCTTGTTGGCTCTTACGCTTGACTCATATATTGAGTTTGGCTTTTCAGGTGATGAGTAGTCTTCAAGGTTTGATGTTACATAATAAGAATAAGCAGCAGACACTATAGCGATAATGATTGCAACCCATGTTGCAGGGTCAAACGCTGGCTCCAAAACAACAACAACAACATCAGAGCCGTTTAATATTTTATCGTGATCATCGTGCGGGTATTCGATACCGTTCAGTGTGGCGGTATAAGGCTTAAAATGCTCAATATAATTTTCACCAGCTTCTGCTTTTATAAAATCGGTTAAGCTTCCGTCGTGCTTATGAGCAGACAGTAAAACGCCGACTTTATCGTAAACTTCTATGAGCATAATATTTTACATTTCCAGCAGAGTTAAACTGTTGTGGCGTATCTTTTGACACGCCAGCTTTTAAGCTTCTAACGTGTAAAATTTTACCACAAATCACGATGCCAACGTGATACAAATGCCCTCGCCTGTATTTACAGGCAATGGCACCGTTGACCGGCCCAGACTCATGGCAATAATTATCGACGCTTAAGTGGCCTCTTTCTCTACCGGATAGGATGCCGTATTTTGGCAGCTCGTCCATCGGTACCTTAAACTCCTTGTTAAGCCAATACCTCACATAATCCCAACAATTATTGTCGTCCCTGTATTGCCATATTAAATATTTAAGCATACCTAACGCCGGGGTATTTGTCAGGGTCATATTTCCTGTAAGGCCAAGCCATATTACCTATCTGAAAAAACGAGGCGGTAATAACGACCTGCCGCCTATTCATTTGCGATGCTTTAACCTGAAACAAGTAAGGCCCAGCCGCGATAGTCGTTAAATCCGTGGGTAAATAAGCCCTATATTTTAAAGTGGGCGATTCTTTCGATGATCTAGATGCGTTAATCAGCGATTTAATCTCATTTGATGGCACTCTTGACGTATTGTCAAAGCCAAATTGTATCGATTGCCCGCCGTCAGTGCCACGATCTGGTAGTTTTATATTCGCCCCAATAGCGGTAAACCTCACTACACTGGAGTCTTCTAGCGTCGCAAAGCTATCAGTATACCCAGACACAAAACGCTGCACCCCACCAGTTAGGCCGCTATGCGTTATCTCGATAGTATCAAGGGGTGTTTGTGATGCCGAGGCGTAAGCTTGAGCAATGGTCATGCGAAATTGTTCTCATTTACTAAAATATTAAACTGATTGTAATATGACTCTTCCCTTAATAGCGCGCTATCATCGAATAAACCTTTTATGCTTTCGCCATCGACCATACTTCTATTTTTTAGCTCTAGCTGGTAGCTTACAGTAATCACGTTAGGCGACTCATAAACAAAAGAATAGGCGCCATTTACTATTATTAATGTGCCGGTTTCCTCTGCGTCGCCAACCCAATACTCACCCGTAAAAGGGTCAACCCCACCGTTGAGCGTTATATTAACCCACGTTTCAAAATCGGCAAATTCTGCCGAGGTTAGGCGCTCCGAAACATTAAAAATTGTGTCTCGCTTCGGGAATATAGCCCGCTGCCTTCTATTCAATGTTGAAAATTCACTGACCTTAACATCAGGGGAATAAGTATGGCTGTATTGAGAGAGCAGATATTTTCTAGGCACGTTTTATCTCTATATTTGCGCTAATTTTCCATAAAAAAGTTGATAAAGGCGCTGCACTGTATGCCCCCGAAACAAACCTAACATTTCCATCTTCAACTACGCCAGAATTAAAAACATGACCCAAAAACCAATCAGCACCATCATTTAACAAGTCTTGAACAAAATGTTCAAAAATAGCCTTTTCTGTGCTTGATAAAACTAGGCTCGCAGATACTATTTCGCTGTTTCTGTATGAAACGCGTCTTTGGGTGGTCTTTCCGGGGATTGAAGACCTCACGACCGCGTTTTTATACGCCGACGAATAGCCAACCTCCCAACGTGGCATGTAATCCGGCCAAACCTCCATTATGAAGCCCTAGCTTTAACGTTAGACGATGATTGTAAAGCCCTCCGGCTTCGTGAGGTTGAGTCGCCGTTTTCGCCAACAATTATCTCAATAATATCCTTTCTTGTAAGCGCTTGAACCTTCTCACCGGAATAATTGTTAATCACAATATTATTACCGCCGCCGCCTTTTTCCATGTCGGTGACTTTTTCATTAGGATGAAGCATGGCAAGCTTTCCGCCCTT